CGGAAACACAAACACTGCTTACACAACCTCTTTAGATATCCTATCACCTGTTGATGCAAATGTTATAATTTTGAGAAATAATAATCCAGGTGTCCTCGATTTTATTGGTACTCTTAAAGGACTAATAGGCACTCTTCATTTCCATTCTTCTTTTACAGGTGTAGGTTTTGACAATAAAAAATTACGTGTTTCACACTTAATAACAAAGCTAGCTGAAGGATTGGTATCTCTTCATCCAGTAAAAGTTACTGCGTGGGATCAAGCTCTTGCAATAGGAGGGTTTGGTGGTTTTCAAGTTCCATTCGGTGCTAAACAGTTTGTAGCCAGGGCTTTCCCAAAGAAAGGACAGCTTCAGAAATTTTTAGAAATAGACTTGCCAGCGGTTAGTAGTGTCAATTTCCAAGTTGAAGAAGCCCCTCCGTTAATCTTAGTAAATTGTTGTCCTTGCACTAGTGGAGTGAATTGTCAAGGTGCTGGCAAGGATCAAATTCCAAATGAGTTATTTGTCACAATTGCTTTTACAGATTGTAGTCCAGCTGAATGTATTGGCTGTGATACTCCTAATGCCTGTGGTAACATAAATGTTACTTTAACCTTTAATGGAACTAATCATGTAGGCTCTGATGCATTTTTTGATTATACACTATTTTGTGCAACTGGTGCATTTGCTATGAGTCCAAAGGTCCCCTTCTCTTTTTGTGGAGTGGGCACCCTTGCTAAATCATCTGCTATAGTATATGAATGCGATCCAGTTTTCATTGCATGGAATGCTCCATTTATTTTAGAAGACTCCGCAGGCAATGAATGTCCTTGTGCTTTAGGTATTCCATTTAATAGCATAGCATTTGGTTGTGCTGTTGTAACTATATCACAATAAATTTTAGATAATGTTTATTTTAAGGTTATTCTTGTCAATTTTACACACATCTCCATTTGCAATTCCAAGAACCGATGTTGGTGGAAGATGTTTAAAGAATAATATATTGCCAGCCCCATGAGTTGCACTATCTACAATGGCAACACTCCTAATTTGTCCCCACAATCCTGTAGGATTGTTAAATACTATATCTTTCTTATTAAGAACTGTGACTACCTCTACATCTTCACCCCTGAACCTGCCCGGAAAGATGGGTCCAAAATATTCTACATGGTGTGTTATTATATCTGTAGTTATATCCCAATTAGCAGTACCAGGGTTTAATGGAGCCCTAGCATAATTATTAGAATTAGCAACTTCTTCCATTGTCGCTACAGTATCTTCAAAAAAAATAAACTTCTTACAAAGTGCTACTGCCAATTCAGTGGGTTTAGCAAAAGTAGCTGTTCTAAAGATATGATTTATTAATTGTCCATGAAGATAAAGTGAATTATGTTGTGGTGCTATAACAAAAGGCAAGAATACAGCTCCCACAAATCCACCACCTGTTTTAAATACTATTCCACGAAATTCTATTCTCAAAGTTTCACTGGATTTGAGAGATTCGCCAGACATTTTAGGATTTAATACTCCAGGAGATAGGTGTTGAAAACTGAAAAGTAAATTACCAGCCCCATGAGTAGCATTATCAGTTATCCCAACAGCAATAGCATTCTCCCAACCAGGATTAGCTGCTGGTCCAAAAATAATTGCTGGCACATTGCCTGCCTCATCCCAGTTTGCATCTCCAGGATTTAAAGTTTGTCTTGAGTAATTCAAAATATTAGGCAGTTCTATACTCGTTAAATCACCTGTAATATTATTGGCAGGCTTAGATTTTAGTAAAGCAAGGGCTAAAGTTGTAAATTTAGCCATTGTATCATCTCCAAATATATGATTTGCAATTTTGGATGCTAAAAATTGAGTAATATCTGTTGTTGCCACTAACTATTTATAAAATTAACATTGATTTTAACTTTAACTTTTGATAGATTTAATTTCCCTTATAAAAATTAACTTTAATTCATAAATAGAGTTAAGCCTTATAAGGGAAATTTGTACTATGACAGAATCAAAGATGTTATTGATTGATTGCTGTAACAATGGTGGAATGGAAATAAATCTCAATGAATCAAACATTGAAAAAGGTTTGATTAAATTTAAGGGAAAATTCCAAGAAGCCGAAGCAGTCAATAAGAATAAAAGACTATATCCTTACGTCGTTCTAGACGAAAATGTACAACGACTTAACGAAGTTGTTAAGTCTCGTGGCTTAGTAGGTGAATTAGATCATCCTTGTCTAACAGACGATAATTTTGAGGTTTTAACCACCAAAGGATGGAGACACTTCAGGGAAATTCATCCTGGAGATTATATATTTTCATTAGTAAACGGGCAAGCTATTCATTCAAAAGTTAATGGAATTGTTAACGAGCCTTATGATGGACAGGTCTATCGTGTTAAGGGCAGAAATATCGACTGCACATTTACTCCAGCACATAAAGTTGTTTTACATGATAGAAATAAAAAAGAATGTTATGTGAGGATCGATGAAATTCACCGTAACCCTAACAAATATGCTTACCATTCAATCCCAATGGATTGTACGTTTGTTGAACGAGGATTTGATAAAAAAGCAGTTCCTTGTTTACATATTTCACATACTAATAGTACTTCCTTAAGACTTTTAAAGACTATTGAAATACACCATACTGGCAGAATTTACTGTCTACAAACTGAACATGGTAATTTTTATATGCGTTACCGTGGCAAATCATTCTGGACAGGTAATTCAGACAGTATTATTCACTTCAAAGAAGCTTCCCACGTCATTACTAAACTTTGGTGGGAAGGCAATGTCCTTATGGGCGAAGGTGAAATACTTAATACCGCTCATGGAAGACAATTGAAAGCATTGTTAAGCGATGGCGTGAGAGTGGGAATTAGCAGTCGTGGTGTAGGAAATGGAAAGGTGAATGAAAATGGTATTTTAGTTATTGGTGAAAGCTACAAGTTAATCACGTTTGATGCTGTGGCCGATCCATCAACTTTTGCAGCATTCCAAGAAAAAGTAACAAGCAAACGAGAAAACAACATTAATAATGTCAATAACCAAAATTCTAATAATAATTCTAACAAAAATGAAGACAAGAGCATACATAACATAAGCAAAGACGCTGTTATTGCTGCATTAGGTGGAATATTTAGAGAGGAAACTAACAAGTTTAAAGCGAGGTTAACTGATGAGCAATAGAGTCATAGACGCATTGAAGAAACTTCTACCTGAAGAACAATTGAATGAAGTTTCCACGGCTATCGATGGTATGTTAGGCGAAGCTAGAAAAGAATTGGAAGCTGAATTTAATCAGAAATTAGAGGAAGCTTATCAGGAACTTTCTGCTGAACTATCAACTAGCGAAAAGACAGCCGAAAAGGGTTACGAAGAAGCCTATGCAATTATTACCGACCTTCGTAATCGACTCGAACTCGTGAAAGAAGAGTATGAAAAAGCTCTCGAAGAAGGGTACGAGGAAGCATATCAGATGCTGCAAGGTGAAAAATCTAAGAACAACTCTTTGGAAGTCGATATTTATGATGAATATGATAAGAAACTTTCAGAAATGAAAGAATATATTGTCGATAAAGTCGATGAATTCTTGCAGTATAAAGGTTCTGAAATTTATGAACAAGCTAAACGAGATATTATCAACGATCCTCGTTATGCCGAACATAAAGTAGCATTAGATAAAGTTGTAGAAACAGTTTCAAATTACATTTCTGACGAAGATTATACTCTAGCAACTGGCAGTAAACTAGAAGCTGCTACCAAAGCTGTCGAAGAGCTTAAAGGTCAGATGAAATTGCTCGAAGCTCGTAATATTAGACTCTCTCATGACAATACTAAACTCACTGAGAAAGCACGTCATAATGCAGAACTTATTACGGAAGCTAGAGGCAACGATAAGAAAGAAAGGGCGAAGAAAGCAAAGGAAGTATCGGGGAGAGGTAAAACTGCGGTTTCTGAACAGGTAGAGGTTATTACCGAGCAAAAAGAAGCCAAGGTTAAAGTCAATGATACCGACGAAGTGCTTGTTGAAAGCTTAGGCATTGATTTAGCAACTGTTAATGCTTTGGCAGGTACTGCAAAAAGGGAAGAAAATTAAATAAGAGGTAATTTTTAATGAATGCAAATGCTAGATTTTTAAACGAAGCCCGCGAAATGGAACAAAAGTGGGGCAAAACAGGTTTGCTAGAAGGTATCGACAACCGATATGACCGAAGTGCTACGGCTGTCCTTTTAGAAAACCAGAGACTTATGAATGAAGTCTCAACCGATACTGGGGATATTGCTCAGTTCAAGAGAATTTCTATTCCTCTTGTAAGACGTATCTATCCTCAGTTAATCGCAAATAAGATTGTATCCGTTCAGCCATTGCTTGGCCCAACTGGATTGGTCTATTACCTAAGATTCCGTTACAGCAGCAACAAGGGTGCAACTCGTGGTGCTGATCTTCAAGGCGGTTTCCCAGGTGATGACAGTGTATCTTTGCAACAGTTGGCAGACGGCACAGCTAATCTAGACGAGTTCTACAGTTCTCAGTTCGTGCAGAATGAGACAAGTAACACAGATGCTGGTGCTGTCGTAGTAGCTGCTTATGCTCCATTCGAGCATACTCCTATTATCGGTGGCACTATGACTGGCAGTATTTTTGACGGTGGTGTTCTTATACAAACCTTCACCGTCTCCTCAACTGGCGTCTTCACCTTCACAGATATTGGTGCTCCTGCTCCTAAAGTAGTCGCAGGAACCCTTAATCTAACAACTGGTGAAATGGTGCTAACATGGAATGCTCCAGCAGGTCCTAACAATGTTGTTGTCTCTTACGAATACAACATGGAATGTAATCAGGACTTGCCTGAGATCAACCTGGTTGTTGAATCTGAGGAAATTATTGCTAAGACTCGTAAGTTGAAAGCAGTATGGAGCTATGAAGCTCAACAAGACCTTCGCTCTCAGCACAACTTGGATGCTGAAGCTGAATTGACCGCAGTGTTGGCTCAAGAAATTAACCTTGAAATTGACCGCGAAGTGTTGTTCGACTTGTTGAATAATGCTGGTACGGTTAGTGCTTGGGACTTTGCTACAGCCCTTGGCGATACGATTAAAGAACGTTATGAATCTCTATATGTTAAAATTGTAGAAGTTAGTAACGTTATCCATCGTAAAACCTTGCGAGGTGGTGCAAATTGGATCGTAACTTCTCCCGAAGTTGCTTCCATATTTGAAACTGCAACGGCCGGTTTCGCACCTGCACCTTCGGAAACATTCACTAGCTCTCTTGGTATCCAATATGTTGGAACTATAAATAACAGATGGCGTTTGTATAAAGACCCACTCTTTAGAACAAACCAACTGCTTATGGGCTATAAGGGAGATAGTTATATGGACTCAGGGTACTTTTATGCTCCTTACGTTCCTCTCACCCAGACCCCTGTTGTGCTTGATCCTGAGAGCTTTTGTCCCAGGAAAGGAATTTTAACACGCTACGGGAAGAAGTTGCTTAGAGAGGGAGCAAAGTTCTATGCCAGAGTTAGTATAGCCAATTTTGTTATCTAGTCAATACACTATTTAGTGATACTGACGTGGAAATATGAAGTGAAAATAAAAAGCCAGGAATTAAATTCCTGGCTTTTTTGTTAATCACTCTTCTAGTGGTAAGACTAAAGGAGAATCTAGTAAAGTTTCTAAATCCAAATTAAGATTTTTTATTTGGTCATTAGA